CCCCAGTTGATGGAATGTGGTTGGACTTGTAGATAGTGATACCTGCAATCTGTGGGATTGATCCAGAAGCGATGCTTCCTAAACCTCCGACGTCTTTATTGACAGCAGAAGTAGAGATAGCGAGCGTTCCTGCACCACCAGTGATTAACTTGTAGTACTCTTGAGGACGAAGAACGCAGAAACGACCGTCACTAGGAACATCGTTTTCGTCGAGCTTCTGAGCAGCAGTAAACAGAGCAGCTGTTAATTCAGCACCTGTAGGATCAGTGTTGTCTGCATCATCAAGTGAGTCAGCACCTGTACCCATTGCGTTAGCAGAAACATCGAGAATACCACCAGTCTTACCGCCTGTTACGACAGCAGCGGAACGAGCAGCAGCGATGAATACTTTAGCAAGAGCAGTATCGAAACGAACAGCAAGAGCTTTACCCAACTCGTTAGCATATACTGAACGAATGTCGTAGTGGTTCTTTACGTCGTCGATGTTAGCCAAGAAAGTAGAAGCAACAAGCATCTTATCGATGTTAATTACTCGCTCAGACTTTCTGATGTCACTAAGGTAGCTGTTACCACCGTCAGCGATGTTTTCACCGGGTGTGTGGTAAGAAGCACTAGCGATTCCTGTTACAGGGAACTGAGCAGACTTTCCGCTTTCGATGGTTCTGATTGTGTGTAGAGGCTTGAAGATGTTGCTTTCTTCGAAGGTTTGCAAAATCTCTCCGCTGAACTTTTTAAGGAACAACGCATTGTCTTGAGCAAAACTTCCATCAGAAGTAGCATCATTAAAACCTACACGTGAGGGGGATGTATTTCCATTAGCCATGATTTATAATCTCCTATATTACGTATGTTATTATTGTATTTGTTATGATGACTTTCACTTCGTTCGTTCGCACAGGATTGTCCTCCGCAGAGGGTCGAGGGACTAGTAGTCGCTAGTTGTCTAATTAAATATGTTACCGATTACTATAAGACCAACAAATGCACCAATTGTCAACACTAGGACTTTCTGACGCTGTGGTAGATCGTTGTAGATTCTAAGTAATCTTTCTATTTGATATTTCATCTTTTGCTTTCTTGTGTACGTATCTCGTATATATGATTGGTATGACATTCCACAAGACTACACCGATAAGGCACAGCTTTAGCAAGCCATAAATTTCGTTCAGCATACCGTCAAAAAACCCGTTATCCATTGACGCATCTAGTTGATTATTAACGAGTTGCTTAATATCTCCTTCACTTAACGCCTTGACTTGTTCCGTTAAATGTTTGTTTTCTTCCATGTATTTGGCTGTTTCTCCCACACCCCAACCAAGTGCAGCAGCTCCCGCAGCAACGCCCGGTCCTCCTAAGCTACCTACTGCTGCTCCACCCGTAGCTCCGAGAGCCGGATAAAATGATGCCTTGGAACAACCCGCAAAACTCCCCATAACCGATAAAAGGAAGAAAACCAAAGCGAGTCGTCCAAGGCATCTGTTCACCTTACTTATGAATGAAAGACATTATATATTACTCACAGCCAGTCGTCTGTCAATCTCTTGATGATACGCTTTGTCACCACTACGATAACGTGGGTCTGACTGTGCACGTGCTAATTCTTGCATACTCTTAAACGGCATGGTTGATGTACCGCTTACTGAGCCTTGCACTAAAGTTTTTGGACGACTGCCTGTAGCATTCTGATAACGAGCGTATAGTCCTTGTACTGCTAACTTCGCTTGTTGTACTGACCCAGACGTAACGGCTTCGTCAAACGCATCGACCTCTTCGGATGGTAAGTGTTCGTTTGCCCATTCAGCCATCTGATCGTATTCACCACCTGCCACTCCTTTGATCTGGGCTTCTTCTGATTGTAATAAAGCTTGTTGACCAGCTGCGTAACTATCGACGAGATCACGTGGTAGTCCTACTTTTTCAAGCTTTTGATAAGTTTCTTCAGACAGTTGACCGTCATTCTCAAAGAACTCCTGACTAGCTTCCACAACAGCTTCGTTATAATTACCAGCTTCTGGCTTGTCGTTTTCATTCTCGGTCTCTTCGGTTTGTTGTGGTTCTTCTTCTTGTTGCTCTTCGGAGGCGGGTTGTCCAAGTTTCTTCTCAAGCTCACTATAAGCGTTCGCCATGTCTTCCGCTGACTTGAACTTTTCAGGTAACCATTCAGGACGTTCCGTTTGTTGTTCTTCCGTAGTCTCAGCAACTTCGTCAGTCTGAGCTTCTTCGGGTTCGATCTCATTCGGTGCTTTCTCGTTAATCTCTACTCGGTGTAGTTCTGCCATAATTTATTATTCCTCGGTAGGTTGTTGTTGTTGACTTGCCATGTACTGCTCCTGTGCAGCATTGATAGCGGGTGCTACGGCAGGGCTTCCCAACTTCATCATCATCTCTTGTTGTTGTTGCATCTGCATAGCTTGTTGAATCTCTTCTTCCGTCTTAATCAGTCCCTCAGTTTCTATACCAAGAGCAGTAGCACGACGCTTGAAGTAATCAGATACGTTAAGATATTGATTGACTGCTTGTGGTCCCACTACCTGATTAGCACCAGCAAGAAACATATCAAGACGATTAAGATCATTACCACGACCCAATGCTTCCACACCAGTGACGATGGTAGGTTTAACAATATCCTTGGGTAGCTTAGGTAGTCGTTTCTCTTTGGACATACGATCCATTAAACGAGTGACGATAGGCAGTTGCATCTCCTGAGCTAAGAGAGAGTAGAGACCACCGAGGGCAGCTTCAAGCTCTTGGCTTAACATCCGTATCTCCTCGGCAGTCACTCTCTCGGCATCTCTAACAACCCCCGATGTCAGTAGAAAGGCTTGGCTCAATCGATCTGTTATACCAGCCATTGTAGTCTGTGCTGTCCGTAGATCGTTGAACTTATTAAGTTGTAAGACGGAGACGTCTCCTTCGCTGCCCTGCACAATCGCACCGTTAGGAGCTTCAGCCAGTGTTCTTGCCCGTGTCGTTCCGTTAGGATTGACCATAAACAATACCTTAGCTGCTGCTGCACTGGCTTCTACGATTGATTTAGTTAACGACTCCAACGAGCGGATGTCTCCGATATACTCTTCAACAAACCCACGTCCGTAGTCTTCTCCGTCTATTTGAGTGTAACGCAAGGGTAGCCACGGGGACTTTTCTAATGGATAACGTCCTACGCTTTCCTCGATAAGCATTCCCTTTACGTCTTGATACACTTTAAATTCATCATCTTCACGCACGATAGCAGTGTACAAATCACACGTGTTTTCTTTCTCTTGTCTGTACACTTCTTCCCGTACCGACTCAGGTAACATCATAGGTGCTACTGTTTCTTTGACAGCTATGTGTGTAACGTTACCCATTGGATCACGCTTAACAACGTAACGATCCAACTTAAACGTTCTCATACCTCCTTCATCCGGGAGATATAACAAAGCGTTACCCGTGATTAACAAGTTCTTGAGTGCTTGGAATATACCGTTCCTGAAGTTCTGTACTTCTACTTCCTGTGATACACTACGCTCTACATCAGCTAAAGCTTTCTCTAAGTCTGTACGTAGTTGCTCTGCGCCCTCTTGTCCCAGTTCAGCTTTGGCTTTGTCTAGTTCGTATCTATCTATAACAAGACGAAAGAACGGAGCGTTCGGTGGTAGTAAAGCTAACAATAACTTAGACGATAGATTCAGAACACCACGTGCTCCGATGCCTTGGTACGGTGTGTAGTATTTAGTGGCGTAGTTATGCCCGTCAGGAGGCAGTACATAGGGTAGGGTTAACTCTGACGATTGACGTCCTCTGTCTAAAAACGACCACCGCTGATTTTCTAACGAATGGTATAACCCTTGTGCTGTCTCCTGTTCCATAACTTAGATAGGATCGTCAGACCACTCTTCGTTAGCTAGTATAGTCAACATCTCAGAACGATCATAGGTAGTCTTACCTGCGAGAAAGCTAGGCGTGCCGCCTTCAAACTTAACAAAGGTCTGTGTACCAGCTAGATTGTATCTAAGCGTATCAGCACTTGTCTCAAGCACTTGGTTAAAATCTACGGAACTAACTTCCGAAGCGTCGATGATTACGTAGTTTCTCATGATTTATTAAGTTGGTACATCAGTTGAGAAGGTTGGCCCGTTAGTTAGTGTTCCGTTATTCCCTCCACTTCCTTGGTCAGTGATTGTTGTGCCTGTACCTCCGTCGTTATCTCCCATTCTCCACCAATGTACGGGACTGAGTGATGAAAGGTCAGCAGGCGCTCCGCTGTTGTAAATAGCAGTTATATCCGTACTTGTTAACGCGCTAGACCAAAACGCTACTTCATCGGCTAGTCCGTTCATTTCGTAGCCTGAGAAAACTTGTGACGAACCGACCCAAAAGTTTTGACCCGATGAAGATGGCATGGATGCGGAACGAGTACCCGTGTCAGA